GTAGTCAAGCATGTTGGTGAGACTGATGATAGCGATGGAGATTCAATACCATTCTAATCATCGGAGGGCGGGGAAACCCGCCCGACCAACGTGGGAGACTCTATGTCAGTTGAAAAGTTTGCAACTATCTTTGAAGGACTGAAATCCGCATACGGATTCTTCAAGATAGAAAAAGAAAAAGCCAATGGCAAAAAAGCGGGGAAGGCCGGTGTTATCCGTGAGGAACCTACGCTAAAATTATTTGAAGACCATATCGAGGGGAAAGATGGTCTTGGTATTATTCCTATTAACGAACAGGATTCTTGTAAGTGGGGTTGCATTGATATCGATCAGTACCCGCTCGACCATGCGGCACTCGTTAAAAAAATACGCGATCTCAAGATCCCTCTTGTCATCTGCCGATCTAAGTCTGGCGGGGCGCACTGCTTTCTATTTAGCAATGAATGGGTCTCAGCTCAAGACATGCAAAAAGCCCTTAAGAATATATCTGCGGCTTTGGGTTATGGTGAAAGCGAGATTTTCCCGAAACAAATTCGATTACATTTAGATCGAGGTGACGTAGGTAACTTTTTAAACCTACCTTACTTTAATCGTGAGGACGGACTGCGTTACGCATTCCTCGACGATGGCACCTCAGCAACACTCGATGAGTTCTACGAACTGTACGATAAGTTTGTACAAACGCCAGAAGAAATAACTAAACTACAACAAGTCAGCGAGGCCAAAGAAACAAAGCTCTTGGCCGACGGACCACCGTGCTTACAAATACTTAGCAGACAAAAAATATCTGAAGGTGGTCGTAACAACGGATTGTTCAATATGGGCGTGTACTTACGCAAGGCCCATCCTGATTCGTGGGAGTCTGAAATACTAAAGTACAACGCTGACTTCTTCGCGCCACCACTTCCGTTGGGAGAGGTCAACATAGTAGCAAAACAACTTACGAGGAAAGACTATGCGTATAAGTGTGGTGATGCTCCTATTAACGCTCATTGCAATAAAGACCTGTGTCGGACCCGTAAGTTTGGTATCGGAGCCGCCGCCGCGGGAGCAACTATTGCCAATCTACGAAAGTACAACGCAACTCCACCACTTTGGTTCTTAGATGTAGACGGTGAGCCGTTGGAGCTAGACACAGACGGATTGATGAGCCAAGGTGCTTTCCAGAAAGCTTGCCTTGAGCAACTCAACTTCATGCCTCGCACAATGAAGAAACAAAACTGGGAGGGACGCATCAGTGGTCTTTTGTCAGAGATGAAAGATAACGAAGGTGCGATCATCGAAGTGTCACAAGACGTGACATCAGTCGGTCAGTTCTACGATTACTTGGAAGAGTTCTGTACCAACATGCACCAAGCGCAAGACAAAGAAGAAATCTTATTGCGTCGCCCTTGGACAGATGATGAACACGACCTTACTTACTTTAGGTTGAAAGACTTTGAGGACTATTTAAAGAAGAACAAATTCTTTGAGTTCAAGCGCAACAAGATCGGCAAGTACATCAAGGATATTCAAGGCGAGAACATCGTCATGAACATCAAAGGAAAATCCGTGCGGGTTTGGAAAATACCTAGATTCCAAAGCCAAGAAGTACAAGTTAGCATACCCCAGTTTAAACAGAAGGAGTCACCGTTTTGAATCCAGAACAACGTGATAAACGCATCTACGAAATGCACACTCAAGAGCATCGGACGCTTACCGCAATCGGTAAACACTTTGGCTTGACCAAAGAGCGTGTACGACAAATTGTAAACAAGCATCGAGATGTTCAGGATTTTCGGACCCCCAGGAACGGGTAAAACAACAACCCTTCTAAACATGGTGGACCAAGCACTCGCGGAGGGTATGGACCCGAAGGAGATTGCTTTCCTCGCGTTTACGAAGAAAGCCGCAACGGAGGCGAAAGAACGTGCGGCTGCCCGTTTTGGTTTGAACCCGAAGACGGACCTGTTGTATTTCAGAACGCTACACAGCCTCGCCCTCACGCAAACGTCTATTAGTTTGGAAAGCGTGATGAGCGATCAACACTACCGAGAGTTGGGCCGTCGCATTGGGATCGAACTTAACGGCTCACGGAACACGGACCTTGATGACGACATATACACGATAGCCAACAAACAGAATCCGATTGTCACGTTAATCAATCTGGCCCGTGTGAAGAAAGTACCCTTGCGACAAGAGTACAACCGAAGCAACCTATCCATGCCGTGGAGCGAAGTCGATTATGTAGATCGAGCCTTGAAAAGCTACAAAGAAACGATGGGGCTTTATGACTTTACTGACATGCTCCAGATGTTTATTGACGAAAGTGACAAGTGTTGCCCACGGTTTAAGCTGACATTCCTAGATGAAGCGCAAGATTTGTCACCAATGCAGTGGGACATAGCACACATTTTGTCAAAACATTCCGAACGAATGTACGTCGCTGGTGATGACGATCAGGCAATATACCGATGGGGCGGTGCCGATGTCGATCACTTCATCATGCTAGACGGACAATCCGAAACACTACAACAATCGTACCGTGTGCCGAGTTCCGTGCACCGTCTTGCGGAGAACGTGGCAAGTCGTATCTCTGGCAGATTCCCGAAGACTTATCTACCTCGTGCAGAAGAAGGTACGGTCGCTCGCATCAACGGTATTGAATCCTTAGACATGTCTGAGGGCGAGTGGTTAATCCTCTCGCAAGCGGGGTATCATTTACAGGCGATTGCTAATGATCTCAAGTCTGGCGGCTATCTGTTCAACTATCGCGGCTCACGGTCCATTAACGAAAAGATATCGGACGCGGTTCGTGGTTGGGAAACGTTACGCAAGGGCAAAGAGATCTCTGGGGACATTGCGCGTAAGATATACGGTTACATGTCAATTAACAAAAGAATTCAACGAGGGTTTAAAAAGCTTCCCGCTCTGGACGATACAGACTTTGTCACGTTTGATCAGCTAGTAGACAATCATGGTTTGTTAGCAAGCAAGGATATGATTTGGTCAGAGGCGATGGACAAACTGCCCGAGACAGATCGGGCGTACATCACCGCATTGTTACGCCGTGGTGAGAAGTTCACGGGAGTGCCTCGGATTACAGCGTCCACGATCCACGGCTCCAAGGGTGGAGAAGCGGACAACGTTGTATTGCTCACGGACCTGAGTCCGGCGGCTGAAATGGAAATGAGAATTAACCCTGACGATACACACAGGGTTTTTTATGTGGGGGTGACAAGGACTAAAAAGAACTTGTACATCGTCGATCCAGAAGACTTGTCTAGGAGTTATAACTTATGAACTGTTGGCATTGCAATCATGAATTACTTTGGGGTGGCGATCACGACCTTGATGAAGAGGATGATTATTTTTTAATGGTTACTAATTTAACGTGCCAAAACTGTGGTGCATTCGTAGAAGTTTATTTACCGAAACGTCGAGAGGAAATTGATGAGCAAGAACTATCAAGTTGATTACAGCCAATTTTATTTGGAAGCTAAAAAACAATTCAAAGCAGTAGAGGAGTCTGTCAACAAGAAGGATTACTCTACGGCAGAGAAACATGCCATGAATGCAATGGTCGAGATGAAGCTTTTGTGGAACAGCTTACAAATGCTTAAAGAAAAGAGTAGAGAATTGTGGAGTGATAATGCTAAACAGGACTGAAATATTAGAGCGAGCCGATCATCTTATCAAAGGTGATCGTGCAAAAGACTATGGTGACGCATACCAAAATCACGATAAAATAGCTGAAGGATGGAACGTCATAGTACAGTCCGCTTTTAGTACACACGGAAGGATCACGCCATCACACGTCGCACTCATGATGGATTGGGTAAAGACCGCAAGGCTACTCAACACTATCGATCACGAAGATTCGTGGATCGACAAGGCGGGGTACACGGCTCTCGGCGCAGAGTTTTCAACGAAAGAATAGAGGGACGTTATGGCGGGGAATTTGCAAATGGCGATGTTCGCTCCAAAATCAGAGTGGATACCACCGACAGAGTTACCAGATATTACAACCGCAAAAAAAATTGCAATCGACGTAGAAACGAGAGATCCAAATATCAAGACTAACGGGCCGGGGTGGGCAACGGGTGATGGGGAGGTCGTAGGCTATGCCATCGCCGTAGATGGGTGGTCTGGATACATCCCCGTTCGCCACCTTGGTGGGGGTAATCTCGACGAGAAAGTCGTGAACAAGTGGTTGAAAAAAGTATTCGAGTGTCCGGCTGACAAGATCATGCACAACGCTCAATACGATATCGGGTGGGTCAAGCGTATGGGCTTTGATCTAAAAGGTCGATTAATAGATACCATGTTGATCGCTTCTCTCTTAGATGAGAATCGATTCAGCTATTCCCTGAACGCTTTGTCTTACGATCTGTTGGGTAAAACCAAATCAGAAAAAGGATTAGTCGAGGCCGCCAAGAGTTTCGGCGTCGATCCAAAAGCCGAGATGTGGAAGATGCCTGCTATGTATGTCGGGCCTTACGCCGAAGGAGATGCTGAACTCGCTCTCGACCTGTGGAATTATTTCTCGAT